ATCGTCGGGATAAAAGTCCGGCATTCTGCTGGGATTATCGTTGATGCGTTTAGGCAAAATCCAATCAGGATATGAATAAGGATCCATAAGCAATGACATGCAGATATCTGTGGCAAAGCCAGCCTTACGCAAAGCCTTGTAATACTCATTAAGACCAATGCAATACGCTTCTAATGGCGTATAGCCTTGATCCTCTAATGCCTTTGCTTTGCGCGGAGCCATGGTTTATTTTAGCGTTCTAAAAGTATGTTGTAAATCTCATCAACTCGTGTGTTGAGTCGCTTGATCTCGCCCAGCAAGTGTGTGATCACATAGCCAGCCAATCCACCGATTGTCACAAGCGTGGCAATATAGAGCTGAAAGAACTCGCCCTGTGTCATTTTCTTCCGAGTTCATCTTTAGGATCCAAGTATCGCAATACTGGTGGAATGATTGATGCAAGGCCAGCAGCGATCAAAGCCTGTGGCTCAGACACGCCAGCTGCGTACATAGAAATTACTGCCACTAAGAATGCTCTGCCCCATGATGCTGCTGCGTTCTTTAGATCTTTCATTGTGATCCCCCGATCATAGGTATTTGAAGAAACTCACCATTAAGGTCAGCCGCTTTCGTAAAGCTGATATGGCAGTGGTGATTATGTTTGTTGATGCCTGTGTATTTGCGCCACTTCCAAGCGAGCTTTGAACTGGCAATTTTGCCGTCAAAGATGATGTAGCTGATGCGCTTTGACTTATCAGACTTTGCAAAGATACGAATTTGATCCGCAAGATCTGGCATGAGGTCTGGTTTAGCCTTGCCTGAAAGATCTCGATCGACATCGATGGCACGAACCCAGCCGTTAGCATCAGGATTGTGATCTGAAGGGCGCGCGCTGTGTCGAGTATCGCCGATCCAACCATCAGAACTTCGATCTCGATCTCCGAAGGTGTCGTCAATCTGTTCTCTTAACTGGATCGCGCACTTTGAAAGTCTTGGCTTCACTTATAGACCTAGAGCAGCCTTTAGATCATCTATACTAATTCCAGCTGCTGCTAATCTATCTTGAATTGTTGGCTGTATAAATACCGGTTTGTGGTCAGCAATTACTTTTGCAACAGCAGTCCTATCAACTTCATTTACGGGTAACCAAAAATCTTGATTGCCATCTACTAAAGGCAATACTGATTCGTCAATGGCAATGCCTTTAGAAGCAATCTCGTTAACAAGTTGTTCGGCATTTAAGTCTTTTGGTAAATTGAATTTAATCATTTTTTATGCTCCTAATAGGTATGCGTAGCACCAAGTTGCGTATTCCTCAGTAGCTAAATTAACGCCACCGGAAACGTCTATTTTAACTTCAATATAATCAGTGGCAACAACATCGACAACCGTCGAAACCACTATTGAACGGCTAAACCAACGAGAATTTCCATAACGATTCGCTACGACGGAAGCACCGTTTTTCATTATTTGAAATGTTTGTAGGGAACTTGTGTCGGTTGTAAAATTGGTTTGAGCCATAACCATATATTTTCCAGCTTTACCTGATGGAATAGTTATTCTGCTTGTATTTGAAGAAGTGCTGTGATACGCGTTTGTGTCAAGGTATTCGTTTTCCCATGTTAAAACTGTTCCAGCTCCGTTGGTACATGTTTGAGTTGCTGATTTGTATAGCGCGCACCCAGAAAATGAAGCCACGCCGCCGCCAACTGCGACCCAAGCTGAACCAGAATAAGTCATGATTGCATCTGTATCTTTGAGATAACAGACATTGCCTTCTTGTGGGCTTGTTACAGCTGCATCGCGAGCAGCCGCGTTAGCGAATGTCCAAACTCCCTGCATGAGGTATCCGTTAGTGTCTGCGGCTGTGAGAACATCACCTGTGGCGAATGTCTTGAAGCCTAATGGTGCTGCCATTTGTTCTCCTTAGTAAGATAAAGTGCTAGTACCTAGCACTCCATAAAGTGATGAGTCAAGTATAAACGAATCTATAATTGGTTCAAGTGTAGTTAGGGTGGTTTTCCAGTTACTTGGCTTAATGTCGTGTGACACGCCAAATACCTGCAAAGTCTTTGTCAGGGTCGATGAACCCGGTTGAGTTGTAGTTACTGTGATTGGGTCGAAAAAGTCAAGATCTAAAGCAGCAGTAATGCCAGCATCGTAATTGGCAGTGTATAGATCCAAAGTAACTGCATCGCAGCGAATTGAAGTTTCTTGGCGAGAGGCAACAAAGGCTTGGGCATTGTTTAAGGCTTCCGCATCTGTTTCCATGAGCAGGTTTTGCTCTTGATAAGAATGCAGGAAATACTTATCGATTGAAGCTTGATTAAAGGCAACCTGTGGAGTTCCACCAGTACGAGTAACGGTGGCCTTATTGAATACCAGAGTGTCGTCTAATTTCCAGAGAGCATTGTTATACGAGATACCAGTTCCATTGTCATTAAACTCGACTGGAGTGCCAGCAACGCTTGAAGAAGTAAGGGCGCGATCTTGAAAGACTATGTTGCCAAAGCCGTCCATATAGAGCGAGCCATATTCAGTGCTAGTGACTAGCTGCATTGCGCCAAGGGAAGTTCTAAGAGTGCCTGGGTCTGCTTGAACTGTGGTTTGGCCAGCATCGATGTCACGCATACCAGTCGGCCAGCCAATTTGATCAAGGATTTTGCCGATACGAGTGCCAGTAGTTTGACCAGCTGGAGTAGTGGCGACTGTTGTTATCTGGGCATTCTGGAATAGTCTAAAGCCATCGACTGCTTGAATAGTTGTGTAAACAACTTCACCGACATCTTTAGGGGTAGTTGTGTTATATGAGGTTATGTAACCTGCAAAGATTGGGTAAGTAGTTCCCTCGTAACTAGCAGTAATAGTTACCTTACGCATTGGATTTAAAAGTTCATAGTAGGGCGACGCTGGGTTCATCGGGTTAAAGTCGCCATTCTGGTCAATAATGCGAAGGCTCATTGTGCCAGTCTGGAATATGTCTGAAAGAGCTGTGCGACCGCGATGAGTTTTGATTGAATCAACTACGCTAGAAACATCGACTGTAACGGCTGTGCTATCAGCTAAAGCATTAACCCCTAGAACGCCTGAATCCAAGATCATAGGCGAGGCAAAGCCAGCACCTGTTGAAAAGTTGATAATGGCGTTAATTACTGGGATTGTCATTATTACTCAAAATCCGGTAATGACCCAGGTGGTTTTATTTTCAAGCCTGTACCTAAACCGATTGTGACTGCATCAGTTACAGCTGTAACAAACTCATCTTGCAGAATGACTGAACCAGTGTTGGTAACATTGACTGTTACTTCTGGTGTCGGGGAAGTAGTGTTTGTAGATGTAAAACCATACAAATCAGAAAACCCACCTAAGAAAGCAAAAGGGTTCGTATTAACTGGGGTAGGGGTTGCACTTGGAGTTGGTAAATTGTTAGTTCCTGTCTCAGCTATTATTGTGGCTGCCGCTTCATTGGTTATTGCGCCTACTACTGCGTCAAGCTTGTTGTCATAATTTCTATCTGCATTTTGACTAGGGTTGTAATGGACACCTGGAATAAAAGTAGTGCTAGAAATGTCAGCCATTGTTTTGCCATATTTGCCTAGTTCAATTAAGGCTAAAGATAAACTTCCTGCCCATGAAGCAAATGGATTTTTAGCTGCGATTATAAGTGCAAGATCAGCAGCAATCTGGGCATTCTTCTTTTGAATGTCTGCAAGTTTCTTTTCCAATGCTTCTGCAGTTGCAAGATCTTCTTCCAAGATGGCTCGCATGAGAAGAAGGCGAATCTTTTCTTCTTCGCTAATTTTGCCCTTTAACGCGGCTTCAATTTGGATCTTTTCTAAATTAAAAATAGATTGAGATTTAGCAAGTTTGGCTTGGTCAGCGGCAGCCTTTTTTGCTGCATCTGTTTGCTTCTTTTGTAAAGCTAAAAGAGCCTTTGCTCGTTTTGCGGCATCGGCTTCAAGTTTTGCCAAAGCCTTCTGTTGTGCTATTACGCTTGGATCTGGTTTTGGCGGTGGTGGTGGTTTAGGCCCTGGGGTCAGTTTTACGCCAGCTTGTGCGCCAGCAAAACCTAAGAATATATCTTTGCCTAACTTTTTTAAGTTTGAAAGCAAAGTAGGGATTGCACCGATTGTTTTACCAGCAGCGGTAGTAACGTTAGCCATAGCAGTGGCAATGGATTCAATAGCTGCTGCTGCATCGCTTGTTTCTGTACCACCACCGATAGCCGCAAAAGCATTGATTAGGCCACCGCCAAGGATCTCTGAAGCGTTGCCTGTGGCAATGGTTAAAGCGTCCATCTTAAACTGGGTAGTGTCAAGATAATCTGTGGCAGCACCAGCTGAACGGGTCAACATGACCCCAAGAACTTCAGCAAAAGATTTAGAACTTAATTCAGCAGTTGTAAGACCAGTGTTGTATTTCTTTAAGCCCTTAGTGATACCAACATAACCATTGGCAAGATCTTGCGATACTGTGGCTAGATCGATGCCAGAAGCGCGGCTGATAGTAATGGCGTTGTTAAGTAATTCTTGTGACTTGGTTAAAGAACCAGTTGTCGTCAATAAACCCTGAAATGCCGGACGAAGAACATCATCTGCAATAGCGGCAGTACGCTCTAATTCTGAAATGTATTTGGCGATTGCAGGATTGGCAAAGCCAATACCTAAATTATCTACTGCTCGCGCTAAACGATTAGCTGCTGCTTCATCTTCAGCAAAAGCCTTAACTGCTGCCTTGCTGAAATTAACAACTGCGGTAGTACCAAATGCAATGCCAAATGCGCCAGCAAGTTTCTTAGCACTTTTTTGTAAATTGAGTGTGGATTTTTCTGCCTGGTCAAAGGCCTTTTTGCCAGTAAACTCAGCTGCGACATCAATAACAATATTAGCCATTAGCCGCGTACCGTCGCTCTCTGGTTCAACTTACTTTTGATTTTTTCAATAGCTTTTAACACGCCATCTTGTGCTTTGCCTTCATCTTCTTCATAAGCACGAAATAGGGCACGACCTTGCATCTTACCTTCACCTTTGACTACCGAAGAATATTTATTGTTGAGATTCTTAACAAATGTCGAGTCGGGAGTCTTACGTCCAGCAGTTTCATAGATTGCACCAGCTGCAGTTTTATTTAGCAAACGCGCTAATGATCTAAAGCCACGACGATTAGGCTTTGAAGGTGTTGTCTTGTAACTAATACCAGCTTTAGCAATCTTTGCTGTGTATGTTGGAAATCTTGCTGTATCAGAAGCGCGTGGTCGCCAGTTGCTAAGTATTTGAGTATCAGAAGGCATATAGCCCCTAGCCGCCTTTACAACGGGCTTAAGGGCTATCGCCATTTCTTTAGGTAATTGCTTGGCTAAATCAGGTGTAAAGGTACGCAAGGACTTACGAAGTGCGACTGCGCCCTTTACTGCGACTGGCATCTTTCATCTCCTTGTTTCGATCTTTCATAGCCTGTAATAAAGCCTTAAACATTCTCGAATCAAGTTCGAGTAAGTCATTAGGCGCGATCTTTGTTTCCAGACTTAATCTCGCGACTAAGTAGGTAAAAGAGTCACGCCCTATAATTCCGGGTCATCATCGAGGACTTCCACCTTTGAAAGTGTGTCCAGGAACTCAGCACCAAACATCTTGACAGTTTCACCGCTACGGCGAATGCACTCCCAAGCTAGCCAATACACATCACTCTGTTTTTCATCGTCACGAAAGGCCTTGTGAAAGCCTTTCTTGGCGTAAACCTCGAATGCGTATTCGATCGATGGGGTTATCTGATGTTCAGATACAGAGCCATCTGCCCTTGTGATCTTTAGCTTTGCCATTCTTTAGCCCTTTTCTTTAGTAGTTAGATTATGACCAAGTACCAGTTGTTGCGATTGCTGTCTTGC